GTATAATTAGAAAGTGTATCGTAGGATTCGGTACACTTTTTAGCGACATCTACATTGATCGCAAAGAAGGTGATTCTGTTACAGGTTCAACTATTCAGCGACTACAAGTTCCTTTGGCATATGCTCCAAAAGAAAAGTGGGTTGTTCGTTTAGAGCAGGATCCATCTTTGGAGAACAACACATACGTTACTCTACCAAGAATGTCCTTCGAGATCATCGGTTACAACTACGACGCATCTCGTAAAGTGAACCGTATGCAAAAGCTAACATGTGGTGACGGTAATACAGCAGTGTCATCTGTGTACGCTCCAGTACCATACAACATTGACATCTCACTTTACATTCTAACCAAAACTCAAGAAGATGGTCTACAGATTCTTGAACAGATTCTTCCAACATTCACACCTGAGTACACTCTGACTGTGAACGTAGTCCCAGACATGAACATTAAAGTCGATGTGCCTATCGTGCTAAATAGTGTGACAGTGCAAGATGAATACGAAGGCGATTTTCAGACTCGTCGTTTTGTAACGCATACTCTGAATTTTCAGATGAAGGCTAACATGTTTGGTCCAGTTAATACTGGTGGTATTATCTCTCAAGTTAATGCAAACGTGGGGCAAAACGAAGACTTTACTAACCCTAATAGAATTTACAGCGCAGATGGTGATGTCACTACTGCACAAGTTACAAGCGAGAACTGGTTAAGCGACTTCTAAACTATGGCAGAAATTTATAATTCAAACACCAACTTAAAAGCAGCTGGTGTTACTGTTGACTTTACCCCTGAGAATATTCAAGAGTACATCAAGTGTTCAGCTGATCCGATTTATTTTATCGAGTCTTACTGCCAGATTGTTACTCTTGACCATGGTTTGCAACTGTTCAAGTTGTACGACTGTCAAAAGAACAAAGTAAATATCATCCATAATAACCGTCGTGTTATTTTGATGGAAGGTCGTCAGCAAGGTAAGACTACGACTTCTGCAGCCTACATTCTTTGGTACACGATCTTCCAAGCAAACAAGACTGTAGCCATTTTGGCTAACAAAGCGTCTGCTGCTCGAGAAGTTTTAGATCGTTATCAAACAATGTACGAGTTGCTCCCTAAGTGGATGCAGCAAGGTGTTACTACTTGGAACAAGGGTGACATCGAACTAGAAAACGGTTCAAAGGTATTCACTGCTGCCACTGGTAAGTCTGGTATTCGTGGTAAGTCTGTTAACATGTTGTATGTTGACGAAGCTGCGATTATTCCAAACAACGTGGCGGAAGAATTCTTTACTTCAGTTTACCCTACAATTTCTGCTGGTCAGACCACTAAGATTCTTCTATCTTCTACTCCACTAGGTTACAACCACTTCTGGAAGTTCTGGACTGATGCTGAAAAGGGTCGTAACGGATTCGTAAACTGTTTCATTCCATACTGGGAAATTCCAGGTCGTGATGAAGCATGGGCTGCAGAACAAAAAGCACAGTTAGGTGAATTGAAGTTTACACAGGAAGTACTATGTAACTTCTTGGGTTCTTCGTTGACGCTAATTAAGGCAGACGCTATTGCTAGAATGTCGCCTGATAATGTTATCCACTCCAAAGATGGGTTGGATGTCTACGTTAGACCACAAGCTGGACATACTTATTGTATGGTCTGTGACGTGGCTAAGGGTGTTGGTGGGGACTATTCTGCCTTCACAATCATTGATATTACTGAAGTGCCTTACCGTATGGTTGGTAAATACCGTGATAATCAAATCTCTCCAATCTTGTACCCTTCCGTGATTTACAAGGTCGGTAAAGAATACAACAACGCTTATGTGTTGTTAGAAATCAACGTCTCAGAACAGGTTGCTCACATCCTATATTCTGAGATGGAATACGAAAACATATTGATGGTTACAAGACATACCAACGGACAGATCGTCTCAGGTGGTTTTGGTGGTGGAAAAACCCAGCTTGGGGTAGTGACCGATAAGAAAATTAAAAGAATTGGTTGTCATAACTTCAAAGCACTGGTAGAGGAAAACAAACTCATTATTAATGACGCTGACACGATCTCCGAGATCTCGACTTTTATCGAGAAAAAAGGATCGTATGAGGCTGATGAAGGATATCACGACGACTTAGTTATGCCATTGGTTCTGTTTAGTTGGTTGACAACTAACAGCTATTTCAAAGACCTAAATAATGTAAACCTACGAGAAATTATGTACAAGAAGCAGATGCAAGCTATTGAAGAGGAACTTACTCCTTTCGGGTTTTATGATGACGGTGGTCCAGAAGCCCAACCTTTGAACTTCTAGAAATCGTGTAAAAACTAAATAAACAAGTAGACATGATTTTTGTCTAAAGTAAAACTTATTAACAAGGAGAATTACAATGCCGTTCCAATTATCTCCAGGCGTTGCAGTCGTAGAAAAAGACTTTACCTCTATCGTTCCAGCCGTAGCTACCTCAACAGGTGCTTTTGCTGGTACATTCCCATGGGGTCCAGTTCTTGATCCAGTTCGTGTAAGCTCAGAAAACGTGTTAGTTCAGCGTTTCGGCAAACCAACGGACGAGAACGCAACATCATTTTTCACAGCAGCGAACTTCTTATCTTACACTAATAACCTATTGGTTGTTCGTGCTGATACTGTAAACCATCGCAACGCTGTAGCCGTTAAGTCTGGTACCATCACTGGTACTACTATGACCAATAACGGTACTGCATACCCATCTGCTGGCGCAGCACCTACTGTTACAGTTGGCGCTCCAGACGTATCTGGTGGTGTTCAAGCAGTTCTAACTGCTGTCCGTTCAGGTGGTGGTATCACTGATATCGCTATCACTTCACAAGGTGCTAACTACACTAGCGCTCCTACTGTTGTTATCGCTGCTCCAAACGTAGCTGGTGGTGTTCAAGCTGTTGCTACTGCTACAGTTACTGCTGGTGCTGTTACTGAAATCACTATTGATACTGCTGGTACAGGTTACACTGGTGCAGTTACTGTATCTCTATCAGGTGGTGGTGGTGCTGGTGCTTCTTTAGGTGTTGTGACTTTGTCCAACTCTACTATCACTGGTCTAACAATCGCTAACGCTGGTTCTGGTTACCTAACTCCTCCATCTATCACAATCGCTGATACTGGCGATGTACAAGCTACTGCTACTGCTGCAGTTACTCTTGGTGGTATCAAGATCAACAACCTACAAGACTACCTACAATCATACGCTTATGGCGCTGGTTTAGTTGGTGAGTGGGCTGCAAAATATCCAGGTACTAAAGGTAACAGCCTAACAATCTCTATGTCTGACGCTGCAGGTTTTGCTGCATGGGCATACAAAGCTGAGTTCGATGCTGCTCCAAGCACATCTGCTTATGCCACTAATGTTGGTGGTTCTAACGACGAAATGCACATTATCGTTATCGATAGTGATGGTGCTTTCTCTGGTACTGCTGGTACAATCATGGAAAAGTTCGCTTTTGTTTCTAAGGCATCTGATGCTAAGAAATCTGATGGTACTAACAACTACTACAAAGACGTAATCAATAGCCGTTCACAATTTGTGTACTGGATGGATCACTCTAACGCTGGCACAAACTGGGGTACTGAAGCTCTAAACACTTCATTCGCTTCATTGGGTTCTGCAGTTACTCGTGTTATGTCTGGTGGTGTTGACGATCTTACTGCCACTGATGGTCAATTAATGACTGCATGGGATGTATACTCTGATGACAGCCAATATGACATCAGCTTACTACCACTAGGTAAAGTTTCTTCTACTGTTGCTGAATTCGTTATCAACAACGTAGCTGAAGTTCGTCTAGATTGCGTAGTGTTTGTATCTCCACAAGACGTATCAAGCGGTGAAATCATCCAAGGTACTGGCTCTGATGCAACTGATGCTATCATTGCATTCCGTAATGAATTGCCAAGCACTTCATACGCTGTTCTTGACTCTGGTTTCAAGTACCAATACGACCGTTACAACGACAAGTACCGTTGGGTTCCATTGAACGCTGACATCGCTGGTCTATGTGCACGTACTGACTACACTAATGACCCATGGTTCTCTCCAGGTGGTTTAAACCGTGGTCAAGTTAAGAACGTGGTTAAATTGGCTCACAATCCAAACAAGACTGATCGTGACGAACTATACAAGAACGGTGTAAACCCAGTTGTTAGCTTCCCAGGTCAAGGCGTTGTTCTTTACGGTGACAAGACTCTATTGGCTAAGCCATCAGCGTTCGATCGTATCAACGTACGTCGTTTGTTTATCGTGCTTGAGAAGTCAATCGCTACTGCTGCTAAGTTCCAGTTGTTCGAGTTCAACGATCCGTTCACTCGTGCTCAATTCAAGAACTTGGTTGAACCGTTCCTACGTGACGTACAAGGTCGCCGTGGTATTACTGACTTCGTTGTTAAGTGCGACGAATCTAACAACACTGGTGAAATCATTGACAGCAACCAATTCGTTGCCGACATCTTCATCAAACCAGCACGTTCTATTAACTTTATTACTCTTAACTTTATCGCTGCTCGCACAAGTATCAACTTTAGCGAAATCGGTGCTTAATTAGAGAATAAATAAAAGAGAACAAGGAGACTTAAATGGCAAATATTAGCGATTTTAAATCACAGATGATTGGGGGCGGTGCTCGCCCTAATCAATTCCGTGTTGAACTTGCTTTCCCATCATACGTTACACTTGGCGTGGTAGCTGGACAACGTGCACAATTCTTGTGCCGTGCTGCTCAGTTACCAGCTTCCAGCATTGAGAACATTCCAGTTCTTTATCGTGGACGCCCTGTTAACTTTGCTGGTGAACGTACATTCCAACCATGGACAATCAGCATCTATAACGATACCACTTTCAACATCCGCAATGCTTTTGAAGCATGGCAGAACGGTATCCAGAACTATTCAACAACTGAAGGTCGTGTGAACCCACGTGACTACCAAGTTGACTTGTCTGTTCACCAACTAGATCGCTCTGGCGCAATCATCAAGAGCTATAAGTTCGTTGATGCATTCCCAACTGTAATTGGTCCAATTCAGTTAGACTTCGATCAACAAAACCAGATCGAACAGTTTGACGTTGAATTCAACTACAACTACTTTACTTCTGCATCTACAGAAGGTGGACTTAATGTTAATGTTAGCATTGATACACCAATTGGTAGCTTCCCGCTTCCAATCTAATTTTAGGCGAACAATTTAATTATGCAGATATTTGGATTTGAAATTAAGCGTACGGATAAGGTGGATCTACCTAGTGTAGTTCCTCCGAATCCAGCTGAGACAGGCGCAACTGTAGTAAACACTGGCGTAAATGCTGGTGGGTACTACGGTATGGTCATGGATCTAGAAGGTACGATTAAGAACGAGAACGACCTTATCCGTCGCTACCGTGAAGTTGCTCAATACTCTGATTGCGATTCAGCGATCGAAGATATTATCAACGAAGCGATTGTGGCAGATGAGGAGCGTCGCTCCGTAGAGATTATTCTTGATAATGTCAAAGTATCTTCTAGCATCAAAACAAAGATGCGAGAAGAATTTGATAATGTTTTGCGCATTTTAAAGTTTGACGAAAGAGCGCATGAGATCTTCCGTAACTGGTACATCGATGGAAGATTATATTATCAAGTTCTGATTGATGAACAGAATATTAAGAAGGGTATCCAAGAATTACGATTCATCGACCCTCGTAAGATTCGTCGCATTAAAAACATCATCCGTGAGAAAACTCCGCAGGGTGTTGAAGTTGTTAAAGAAATCGAAGAGTATTATCTTTACAACGACAAGGGTATCACCGAGCAAACTACTCACGGTGTTAAACTTGCATTAGATTCAGTGGTTCATGTAACATCAGGTTACAATGACCCTAATACTGGCATGTCGATGTCTTATCTTCATAAGGCTATCAAACCAGTAAACCAACTTAAGATGATTGAAGACTCTTTAGTCATCTATCGAATTTCCCGTGCTCCA